TTGAGCCGAAATCACAAGCAGCCTCTCAAGCATGTCAATGACCTGACGCATAGCCCCAACGATTCCATTGGTATCAAGCGAGGTAAACCGTACACTATTGAAAGCTTCTCGCACATCTGTCTGAGCAAACTTTTGCTGACGCGAACTAAAAGGCAAAAAGTTAAGAGTCCTAAATAACTTCTCACCCCAGTTTTGCAGCCTTGAAATCACATCACCGCTTACTTGGTCAGTGTCCACAAATGTAATGTTTGCTAAGTTCTGCTTAACTGACAAGAGGTACTGGGTTAAAAGATTCCCGATCTGGTCTTGGAACGGGACAATCTCCATGCTTAGCGAAGCATTGAGCGAACGGCCCTCATCGGGGTCATAAGCATAGTAAACAACTGGGCAATAAGGAATTGGAGCAGCGTGTAGAATAGTATCGTCATTAGCCAGACAGAAACGAAACCATACAGGATAATCATAATCACCAAGGCCATACTCACTTGGAATGATTTTTTCAAAATACTCTGTAACAAGAACAGCTTTGTCATCTTCAGCTTTACTGTAATACCTATCTAATTCTTTCTCCCTATCAAGAAGCCCCACGCCTTTAGATGTTGAAGGGAACTCCATAGTGCATGGGGAAACCAACTCAAGGTAAGTCTTTGCACTTTGCAGTAGGTCAGTGGTCTTGCCGTAATTAATTTTATCAGTATTCCAGAACATTTTATTTGTTCTGATGTCCCCATATCGCATTATTCTCCAGTAGCCAGCAAATGTGCAACCAGAGTCAGTATTGAAAGTTGTGGGCCTATGAGCTTGATCGAAGAATGTCCGACTAGGGTGAGGCATGTGGTAGCGAATACCTTCTCGCACATATCGCTCCTCTTCCTCCCCATTTGAATTTATAGAAACTTGCTTTTCAGAATGCCATTCCTCCTGAGGAAACTGCATGCACCAACCATAGTGCAACATTTGGAATATGCTCTGCTTCAGAACTTCATTGTACCCATAGCTGTTGGTAATGGCTTGAACCCTATCTGTAATTATCTCCTCCCTAAGTTTATTTACAGTAGTGTGCTTACCCATTTCATACTTAAACAAGGGGTACTGCCGTCGATCATTATACATCCTAGCCCAGCGTATAGTGACGTAACTCCGAACAATGGGAACAAATACGTTAAAGAAAACGGGAATGTTTAGTGACTTCCTAGTTCCCTTAGAGTCCTCAACATCTTCAAGCATTGAGGTTAACCCCCAATCATGCACTGCATTAGTTACAGTTTCCTCATCTAAATCCTTGTTAAGTATCGAGTTAGCTAACGTGGGGCTAACTTGCTTAAACGGTGCATCCCAAGCCAAATCTAAAGCATGGTAAATCTTGTGGTTCTTAATGCACCAATGAAGACCATCATCTATCCTGTCCCTAATCTTGTCCAAGAGGGGCATAGCCTCATCTGGCACATCACGGTCTTCCCCTCCAAAAATCTTTTTGAGGCTATCTGTGGTTACTCCACGCTTGTTTAAAACATTTAAATCAATCATCAGACTATTTTGGGGCTGTTCTTCATCAGCCTTTCCTTGTTGTATTCTAACACAACCTTATCCCTTACTGCTCGCGGAACCTTTTTCCAGACCTTGAGGTAAACATAAGCATCCCCAACCCTAGTCACCTTATTAAAGTAAGTTAAACTACGAAGGCCATTCCCCTTTGATGGAGAACAGCCAGTCACACTTAAATCCAAATTCAAAGTACAGTCAGGATTATCAGTTATTGTGATCTCAGGCTTCACCCTTGCTCAGTAAGATGGCGATTGCTTTCGGTGTTTCACCATCTTCCTCGACGACATCTTCTTCGTCCTCGTAATCTTCCCCATATTTTTCTACAGATCGGGGATTAACAACCCCAACTAAAGACCCGTTCTTTTCTTCAACGGTAATCTCCATAGATATGGAGTGGGTTTCTCCGGGGTCGCACTCTGCCAAGGCTTCCCTCATCTCCGGTGTGCTTAGGTCTATCGTAACTTGATTTGCCATAATGCCCTCTATTCGTTTACATTAGCACACATATGCCGTTAGACGCTAGTGGCTACTGGTATCCGTCAATAAGCCCTAAGCAGTTAGAGATATTTAACTGCAATAAAAGATACCTTCTCGTAAGTGGCCCCCGCTACTCCAGTAAGACTATTGGAGTATTACATAGGCTAATGAGACACTGCTGGGAAACCAAAAGTGGTCGAGTCGGAATATTCTGCAAGACTATCAGAAATGCAAAGTCTGGAGTATGGAGCGACTTGATAGACATCATTATCCCAGAATGGGTAGAAAACCTTGAGGGCTTTGAGCTTACAGTTCCGCCTAAAGTAGATGGCGTAACCAAGATGCACTACATGAGAATATCAAATATCCACGGCAACGAAACAGAAATACAATTGCATTCACTGGATAACGATCACGACATTGAGGAGAAAATTAAAGGCACACGATTCTCGATGATATTCTTCTCGGAGCTTTCAAACTTCAAGGACAACTGCGTATTCACAATCAGCAAAGGGCAGCTTCGCCTCCCCGGACTTGACTATGGAAGACACCAGTGGATCGGAGACACAAACCCAGCAGAAGAGGGGACTAGCTCATGGATTTACAAACTCTGGTATGACGAGCCAAACAAAGAAGACCACCCAGACCCTGAGTACGCCAGCCAGTTCGCAATAATTGAATCAATGATTCACGATAACCCGTACCTATCTGAATGGGATAAAAAAGATTTGATAGCAACATTCAGAGGAGACCCAGAAATGTATGACAGATATGTTCTGGGGAAATGGACTGCAAGCAGTACCGATTCTCATTTTGGAAAGGTGTTCAAGCCAGACATTCACGTTATCGGTAACGTAGACAGCCCAATAGAAGATGAGTGGGAAGTTGTTTTGCCTTCCGAGGGATGCACTGAACTAATAGGTGGGTGGGATTTGGGAGACAGGAACCATGCCTTTCATATTTTGGAGAAAGTAGAAACAGTTAATGGAGTAAGGTGGTCAGTGCTAGATGAATTAGTAGTGCTACACGCAGACGTAAGCCTAGAGGACTTTGCTGGGGAGGCTTTGGATAAAATAGAAAGACTGGAAGAACACATCGGGAACCAAGTCAGGTGGACTCACTGGTCAGATAACTCATCCATGATTAGGTACAGGGCATCTGCAAACACATACGACCATAGGGTTATAGCTGCTGCAAGCGATGGCAAAATTAACCTAATAGGAGCGCCCAAGTTTAGCGGATCAGTTAGGCAGAGGGTCAAGCTAATGAAGGATTTATTAATGCAAAATCGATTGCACGTTAGCGCTCATTGCCAACGCACAATCGAAATGTTTAAGTTCTTGAGAAAGGGGAAGTCCGCTGGCCAGTACGTTACATCTGATGACAATAAGCACAGCTTTGATTCTTTAAGCTATGCTTTGATTGGCGAGATGAGTTCCGACCTAATAATATCCAACGCTCCGACAAGCGGAAAAATTGGTTTAACCTCCGTCCCAATTTAACTTTTGGGGACTTAAAGATACTACTTCTTTTTCTTTTTCCCCCCATACTTAACAGCCTTACCAGACTTCTTGGCAGCAGCCTTAGCCTGAGCCATCCCCTTTGCAGTATATGGATATTTTTTCTTACCTACGTTTGGCATTATTATATCACCTCCTTTTTAATCACCATTTAACTTTATGCGACCAATAGCGAGCAGATAGTTTTGACGGGCTGCTATCTTGAGCATTGTGCCTAGCGTAATAGGATTTCTTCCTAGCTTTATCCTTTGCGCTTGTGGGGTTTTTACCAGCCCCCGTAACACCTTGCTGCCCAAACCTTATCGTCTTCACCTTGTCACCTTGCTTGGCGACAACAACGTGAGACTTTGTTTTATGATTCGGAGTTCTTTTTGGTTTGTTGAACCCGCTTACTCCCGCTCTTGCGAGCCTTGGGTCTTTTTTCTTTGGCATTATCTACTTTCTTCTTAACTGTTTTTTTCTTAGCTACTTTCTTTCTAGCTCGTACTCTAGGCTTGCTAATCTTTTGAGTGCTGCCCTTGTGAAGTCTGGTGCGTGAAACGCCGCTTTCGGAAACTCCGGGTGAGACATCAGTTCCTTTGCGTTGTTGTACTCCACCGTCGTCGCGCAACCCGGCCCGATGATACTTATCAACAGCACTATCGATAAGGTTAAGCTTCTCCTCATACCTTTGTGACGCTTTCTTTTGTTTTGCATTTTCTGATGCCTTATCAAAAAGCCGCCCCAATACAGGGACGGCTTTTAATATAGCATAAATCAGTTTAATTATGCCCATTATATCTGGCCCAGTTATTCACCTTTAGCCGCAGCCTCTGTTTTCTTTATTCCGTGTCTAAGAAACAAGGCTAACAAACTGGTGATTACCACGTTCGCGGCAGCGCCCAGTTCCAATTCGCCAGTAAAATAACCAGCGACCCCGGCTAATGCGCCAGTAATGGCAGTCCAAGTTGTTTTTGATTTAAGCATTACTTCTCCACCTCCTTGGTCACTGTCTTCTCTACAGCCCCAATCTTAACTTTGGTGACAGAGTTTGTCCCCTTTATGGTTACGGTTGGGAAAGGCAAATCAACAGAGAAATAGGGAATCTTAAAATTGATACCCTCTGATGAAACTCCAGCGTCAGGAAGCACCCCGGCTTTAGCGCCAATGCACAAGCTTGGGATGGGCCAACTTAGCTTTTGCCCAAAAAGGGTAATGTTCGGATCGGGCTTCAGCCCTGCCCCGAACAAACCCGCGTTGGCGTTTGTTGCGAAAAGCAACAGCGCCCCTATTAGATACAATTTGTATTTCATTGTTTGTGTTTGATGAGATTTCGTATGCGTAGTAGAACGTAAACAAGAGTTGCCAAGGATATAGCCACTTTAAGAACCAAATCTATTTCTAGCATCCAGTTGCCAAAGCCAACAGCAAATGACCCCAACACCTTGCAGTCGTCCACCCAGCACACCCCTAATTACTCCTCAGTAGAGTCAGGCATTTCAATCGTAGGATTGTCTTGCCCGTCACTTAAACCAAGCTCATTTGCGACTAGCTGAGCAGCTTGTCTAACTTGGTCATGCTCCGGTGCAGTTAATCTAGCTTGCGATGAAGCGTTAATCAGAATTTGCACCGCCTGTACTATTTGTTCTTTATTATCTGCCATAGGCGGGTTCATTGTAGCACTTTGTTTAAACATGTGGCAACAAGCATAAACAATAATATCTGGCCCAGTTATTTACTTTTCCCGCACTCCCCCTTGCAAGTATCCTCAAAGCAGTCCTTATTGGTACACATCAGCCTTTCTTTCTCTTGGTATTCTTAACCCTCCTTGGCTTACCCGCTGGCTGACCAAGACGCTTCTTCTCCCCTATCTTCTTCTTCTTCTCAGCAGCCGACATCTCCCCGCTAGTCTTCGGGGTAGAAGCATTCACGCGCTTAGACGGGCGGCAGTATGGGGTTCCTCGTTTCTCGCCCTTGGAACGCCCACACGCCTTACCCGTTCTAACGTCCTTCCACTTCTCCTTGTGCCAGCGGCGTAGACCACCAGAGTAAGCCATTACGACCACCTACCTCCCTTTTCCTTATACCACTTAGCGGCATAAGAGTTAGAGTAAGCTGAAGGGTGTACCTTGTACTTCTTCTTAGCCTCGGACTGCGCCCTTGACCAAAGAGAAGGATTACTCGGCTTCGGCTTCTTCTGAGCTTTCTTCTTCGCCGCCATCAGATGATTCCTCCGCTGTAGCTTCCTCCTCCACTGCTGGGTTAGCTGGACTGCCCTCTGCTGGCTCCACCGTAGTATCAA